AAAATTTTACTTTGTTTTACTTTTTTCTTTTCTTGTTAACTTTAAAAATGGTGTTATAAAATAAGTCCATGCGTCGTCTGTTTTAGGTAAGAATTTAAAAATCCCATCATCCACCATAAATTTGATAAGATTCTTATAACTCCTACCTTCTGTATCTAATTTCTCAGAATAAACAAATCCAACTTGCTCAATTGCCTCATCATTTAATAATGGATTAGACAAATCTACAATCTTTTCGTTTACCTGATAATACTCCTGTTCAAATATACCTGACTTTGTCTTACCAGTCAAAATATTTTTTAAAGTTGTGTTATCTTTTTGTTCTTTTAAAAGTATTTCCGCTTTCTCCAACAATTCTTTATACGAAACTTTCTTCTCTAATAGTTCAGGAAAAAACTTAACAATTGTCTTTTCTCCAAGAGATTGGATTCCTTCGATGTTGTCAGATTTATCACCCATCATAATTTTCAGAGTCAAAACATTTTCGTGGGGAAATTCAAAATCACCAAATTTGATTTTGTCTCCATTTTTAAATGTCGCTCTTAATGATGGGGAATATAAAGATACTTTTTCAGATATGAGTTGGGTTAAATCTCGGTCGCTTGAGAATATTAGTTTTTGTTCATTTTCAGATATACGACAATACTCAGCCATAAGGTCATCAGCTTCGATTCCTTGGACTTCAAGTTGTCGAACATACATTTCCTCCAAGTATTGTTTTACTCTGTTTTTTTGGTACAAATATGAAATATAAATGGGGTCCTCAAACGTAAGTCTTCGGTTCATTTTATATTTTGGATAAATAACTTCTCTAAGGGACCTTGAGTCTTCTCCATCCCAAAAAACAATAACTTTATCAAAGTTTTGTTCGTCGATAAATTTTCTAAGGGTATTAATAAAGTGAAAAAGACCCCCAATATGGTTTCCATTGTGGAAATAATCTTTCACACCGTGGAAACCTATTTTGAATAGGTTGTTACCATCAACAAGGAGAGTCTTTTTCACAGATACAAAGATAATAAATTAGTCTTCGCTTTCAATAACTTCTTCAACTTCATCAAGAATTATTTCACCAGTTCCTGAAAGTATTGCGTTCCAATACTGAGAATAATCCTTCTTATAATTTTCAAGTGCGTCTTTATCATCGGCAATATATCCTTGTGGAGTTGCGATGATTTTTCCGTCTTTGTATCCAAGACCATTAATGTGGTTCTTCAACACAGAGATTTTAGTACGGATAGCGTAAGATACAGTTCGTCCATTTTTGGTTGCGGTAATGTGGTTAATACCCGCATTTTTCTGATTACCAAATAGGAACACAAGTGCCGATGCAAGCCATAGAGCTTCCCCACCTTTTGCTTTAATGGTTGGTTGTCCGAATGGATTATCAGGAAGTTCCACCCAAGGTTGGTTAACTACTACCATTGTATTTGTATACGGATAATCTTCTTTACGAGATTTAGTAATACGAGCTTGGATACCCATACCAATCTTATCCGCCAATACAGATGCATTATGTTGTTTACCACCTTTACCATCAAAAGTCATCTTACATGGTACTGAACCAACTGAATCCCAAAGGAAACAAAGTGAATAAGGAATATTACCTTTTTCCTGTTCATCCAATAATTCATTAATATAATCAGTTACTTGCTCAATATAATCAAAATTATCGTTGAAGATAAACTGGCCGTCCCATTCTCCATCAACCATCTTAGCTTCAAGGCCAAGTTCTACTGCGTGGTCCCAGCTCCATTTTTTCTCTGTAATAATAAAAACAGGTAAATGTCCCTTCTTCTGTACAGAAACTGCAGATTTTACAAGCGCAGTCGTTTTTGAAGAATTTGAGTGACCGAGGAACATATTGATGTTGCCCAAAGCAGGACCAGGTAAACCACAACTATTATGGAAAGCTTCACCGACATCATAAAAGTCTGTTTCCTTGTACTTAGTTTTGGTTGAGTACTTGTCTTTGATTGCATCTAACGAAAATTCTTTTTTCTTTAATGCCATAATTAGTTGTATTTATAAAATTGTTGTAATGCTTCGCTTTTATCTTTTGCGTTTGCAAGTTTTTCAACCATCTTATCCATTTCTTCCAAATGTTGTGGATGTTCTCCAATACCAACAGGGTTGTTAAAATAGACCAAAAGTGTTGCCTCAGCTTCGTTCATCTCTGAAGCATATTTGCTCATAAGAGCCTCATAGAATTTTTGAGAAATTTTTTCTTGATTTGACATTTTTTAAAGGTATTAAAAACCACCCCATATTTCAGGGGCAGTTTGATTAATATTTTTTTTAATTAGAAGGGTAGGTCTCCGTCAGGTTCGTCTCCCGACTGTGGGTCAGAAATAGTTCCACCCATTGTCATTTCCCCAGACTCATCACCGTAAACATATTTACCAAGGTCTTGAGACCAACGTGGAGTTTCACCTCGGGCAATTGCCTCCAAGTACTCAACAGGCTTCTTAGAGTAAACATCTTTCCAAGTTAGTTCATCTTTCACCCAAGAGTCCATTGTCTCTTTATCTTCGTGAAGAGGAGCTGGGTCATCATACATTACAGTTTGGATAACTGTGTACTCGATACCTTTTGGTGTCTTTGCTTTGGTGAGTTCAAGGATAAGGTCACGACCTTTTTCAGGGTCAGTAATATCTCCTTTTGCTCTCCAAATTGGAATGATTTTGTCAAGGATTCCTTCGTTCTTGTAGTTATGCTTAAAACGCCAGAACTTTACTCCGTCCTCAGGTGCGTCTTTGTCAATAACTTTAACGATGTAGAATTTACGAGCCTTATACTGTTTTGCAAGTTCCTTATCTGAAGCCTTGCCAGTCATCATAAGTTCGTCGTGGATTTCGTTCAAAGGTGAACGCTCATTGTCATTTTTGCCAGGGTCATAGATTTTATTCCATTTACCAGCAACTTGAACTTCGTGGAACCATACTTCTTTAAACGGTGACGAACCGTCAGTTGTAGGTAGGACTCGAAGTCTCTTTTGCCCTGTTGATTTTCCTTGTGGAAGAATTGCCGCGAAGTACTTCTTCATTCGGTCTTCTTGTGAAATTTTACTTCCACCTGTGTTTGATTTCGCTTTTTCGTACTGAGCGAGAACAGCATCTAAAGAATTTGTCGCCATAATATATAATTTAAGAGTTAATAAACAATAATAAATGTGTCAGCCGTAAAAGTCAAATAAGTGTAAAAATATTAATACTTAATTTGTCTAAAATCACCAGGTTCCCCATAATCACTAAAAGTATTTTTGATTTCAGAAGGAGCGTAATCTTCAACTTCATCAGTTGTTAAAACATACTCATTTTTTCCTGATTGTTCAATGTCACCTTGTTTGTCAGTAAAAAAATCTGTTAGTTTTTGATTAAATGGTCCAGAGTCCAAACTTCTTAGTTCAAGTTTTTCTTGTGGAGTCTTTGGTCTATATTTTTCTATCTTCGCTTCTAAGTCATTAAGTTTTGACATAACTTGGTCCATGTCAGACAATTTCTGTTCTAAATTAGTAAGTTGGGTAAACAAATTATTAAAATATTCTTCTTGTTTGTTTTCTATGTTTTGTTGAGACTTAACAAGGTCAGTAATCTCAAGTTCTTCTGAGCCAGTTTCTTCTTCCCCTTCTTCCCCAAGTTTTTCAACATCGGGGTCGGCTTCAACGTCAATTGGTGTTGGTTCGTCAGAAGCCTCAGCGGGTGGAGCTTCTCCAGCGGGTGGAGGTACCGCACCAGCGTCAGGAGCGGGTGGAACTTCTTCACCAGGAGGTGGGGGTATATCAGCAGGGACTTCTTGTTCAGAAATATAATTATTAATTTTATTATATCTTCTAAGTTCTTCTAAGATAGTTTCAGAAATATTCATTTTAATTAACCGTTTAATAGTTGTTTTATTCCAGATTTTGTTTCAACATTAATTTTTTTGTTTGACATGTAAGTATTATCAACTCTTTCAATCAAACCATCTTTCATTCTAATTGTGTAACAATCTCCCGTATCTAAATCACAAACTTCTTTAAATCCGTTACCGGCATCTTTTTCAGTAATTCTTGTTTTTCTACCAAGGTAGTTGTCTAATAATTGTTTTACGTCCATGATATTAATTTATATATAAATATATCGATTATTGTTAAATTGTCGACAAATATCCTCTTACTAATTTATAACTAGCCCGAACTTTTTCTTGTAATTTATTTAACTCATCAGGATATGAAATTATAAAATTCTGATAAATGTCAGAAGTCCCTATCGTATTATCTTGTGGGAATTTCTCAACCCAAGTTTTTGTAAATCCAGAAACAAAGGCATTTTCATTATTAATCTCAAGTAAATTGGCACTGAAAGTTCTATAATATTTTGAAAAATTAAAGTCAATAGAATTATCTAAACTGCTAAATACGGCATAAGCCTGACTATTATTTTGACTATCA